ATATTAGTTAGTGTTTATGATATTAAATCTTCTACAGCATCTTTTATAAGGGAGCTGATCTCTTTTCCTTTAATTAACGCTTTACCGCTATATGCTGCTGCTGTTGCCCATTTAGTCTGCTTTAATAAGCTTACCGCTTCTCCTCCTGCTTGTCCTGCCATACCAAAGATTAATATAGCATATAAAATTTTGGCTATACCCTGTTTTTTCTTTTCATCTTTAGTGAATAGACCAATTATACGCTTAATAGGTGCCATAAATGCAGCTTCATTCTTATGAGTGAAATTAAACCACCAATCAGCGGAATTCATCATCCCGGGTTTGTTGTATTTTTTAGCTAACCACTTAAACATCTTAGATAGCATGTTTGCTACAGTATTAGATAGCAATATATACCCTAGAATCCCAATTATAGCTGATTCATTAACATCTTTTGCTGGAGTTACTATAGCATCTTTGTTATCCTCTAATTCCTTCTCGATTGATTGGGCTAATTTAGAAGCCATTGCATCCATTCCGGGTTCAACGGTGTACTCCTCTTCTTTTTCAAATAAAATACTGTATAGTTTCATTAAGCTCTTAGTATATCGTTAATAATAGTATCTAGACCATTATACTTACTTACTTTCTGGGTTCCTTCTTGTAATGTGATTGGATTCATATAAGCTCCATGAGTAGACGGGTTAGAAACAAAATCCCAACATACTAATTCGAAATCAGGCTGTACTTCCAGTGTACCTTCGTTTGTCTGATTGACAGATCCAGTACCTCTAGATGATATTCCTATTGTATGTCCTGCTTTAATTATCTCTTTAACGATATTACCTGCAGGAGTATTTAGTAGCTCTACGCGTCCCATAAGGTCGTTTCCTTTCCACCATAACTCTTTTACTATGTGAGAGGCGTTCTTTAAGGAGACAATTGGAGACTCAGGGTGATCCAGTTCTCCGAATGCATTACCGTTCTGTACAAACTCTTCTATGTACTTCTTAGATTCTCTCTCTAATATCTCCTTACTATAGGTACGTCCGTTTTGGTTTTTAGCTACTGCTCTTTGCATAACACCTTCTACTTCATATACTCCGGGTCTATCTTTAGATTCCTTAAGTAATGATTTAAACGGAGTTACCTGTATTAGTAATTGTGCCATAATTATCTTTTCTTTTTAGTCTCCCTTAATGTACCGTTGAATGGAGCTGAGTATACTGTTTGCTTAGCTTCTTCTTCTGCAATGTCAGGTGTTCCCATATTAGGCCTGTCTATTTCTGCTCTAGAGATAGTCTTTACTTTAGGTAATTCTACTTTCTTTATAAAGCCTCCTTTAAGTACTGGTCTAAGATCTTGTTTAAAAGCTGATTCTAACGATGGTGCAATAAATGCTCCTATATTAAGTCCTTCTTCATTTTTAAAATCAGCAGTTTTACTAAATGTATCTGCTATTTTGTCTCCAATCTTATCGTAGAATTGCTCTATTTCTGTAACAATGTTCTCTAGTGAATTAACAACTGGTTTAACGCCTGGGAATGTTTCATAACTTGAACCCCAGTCTGCTAATTTGTTTGTTGCTGCTTCATTTATTGTTCCTTCTTCTAGTACTTTAGCAATAATTGATTTTAAGTTCTCTTTAACTAATTGCTCATCTTTGTTCAATGCTTTCTTAATAGCTTTATCTTTACCAGCCATATAATCATCTGCGTCTACATCTCCGTCTCCGTCATGATCTTTTCCTTTCTCTTCTTCTAAGTTCTCAACTATAAATTGAGTTTCTAAGTAACTAAGTAAGTCTTTTTTAGCATGTTCTATCATTCCAGGTTCTGTCATAGGACCCATCTTCCATTCTTCCCAAGCTTCAATTAAAAAATTAACACCTTTATCTAACTTAGGTCCCATACTTTCAACATATCCACCAGTTTCGTAGTCATTTTCTGTTACGACTTTTCCACCTGTAGCCTTCTTTCTTCTTCCTTCTGCTAGTTTTCCGTATGTTTTAGATCTTTTACCTTCGTTTTGCTTTCTGGAAGGATCTACCCCTTCGTTAAAGCTTAGTAAAGTTTGCTTAATAGCTTTTCTAAAGTTTCTTAAGTGGTCTAATGCTTCTACCTTGTCCTTTTCTTCTATAGATTCAATAGCATACGACAAGTGGCTTGCTTCTGAGTGGTAGTTAACATCTGTAAAGGAGTCAAATATATCTATAAGGGTATCAATAGGAGTGTTTAACCTAACCTTTAATCCTGCTTCCAACATACCTTCGTAATCGAAGTCTGATGAGAACATTTGTCCTGGCTTGTAAGGTTTAACTATATTATCTTTTTGACCGTACTTCTCGATATCTTTCATATCTTGATCAGTCATTGCTTCGTCTACATCTTCTTCATCAATCTCTATCTCTTGCATGTTGTCAATACTGTCTCTATTGATAGTATCGTACTCATTGTAGTTGCTCCAAATATCTTCTATATCTTGAACATCTATATCTCCTGAGAATATATCATCTTTGTGTGTTCTGATAAATTCTAATGCTTGATCTGTATTAACTTTAAATCCTTTTTCATCTCCTACAATGGTTAATGCATCAATAACTTTTCTCATAGCCATTTTTCTATTTGCATTAGACATTACAACGTTATACATCTTACCGTCTTCTCCTCTTTCCATTCTACCTGGGGATGTTGGTATTGGTTCTGCTTCTGACATTTCTCCTCCTAAGTAAGCGTTTGATATATCTCTATAATCGACTTCTTCTTCTTGTCCGTCTTTGTCAACTGCAAAAACAGTATCGTCATGCCACATAGCAGCATTGTCGTCGTTATTGGAGTTTGGATTGTATATTATTAATTCTCTTCCGTCTACTAGTTGAATGAAAGCATCATCGGCGCTTCCTAAAGCTTTTATTAAAGTGTCTTTAGTGTAGTTCTCTTTTAACTCTACTTTTTTCATTCCGTTTTCTTTATCTACTTCTTTTCCTTTTGCATACTCAACTGGTTTGTCATGCTTATCTACCTTAGTAGACTCACCTGCCATTATATTAAGGTAGTGTAAAGGATCTTTAATTAGATTAGCTAATGCTTTATCTTTAGCTTTAGCTTGATCTTCTACTGATACAGAGTCTTGAGACATTCTTCCCATTTCTTCTATTTCAATATCAGCTCCTCGCCGTATTGCTTCATCTGATAAGTTATGATGCTTCAAAGCTTTGTCTTCTGCTTTTTCAGAAATCAGTCCCTTATTTTTGAGAATTGATACAGTATCTTCAAATCCATTGAATTGAGATAGTAAATTTGGCATAGCCATGCGAGCATCTCTTACGAATTGCGTTTTGTTAAACGTTTCGTTTAGTACTCCTCTATATTTTTCAGTTAACGTTTTCATCTAAGTAATCAAACATTTTAGTGTTATACGGTCGTTTTAAATTTTTCACTTGTTTAAAACCTAATTTTTCTGCTTGCTTTGTTGCTCTGTTCTTCTTATTACCTTTGCTAAAAGCATTAGGTGTTTGGAAAGCTCCAATTGCGCCAGTTGAATTAAGTTCTTCAATAACCTCTCTTACTGCTTTAATTAATTTACTCTTTTTCATAGTTTACGCATTTCGTTAACTAAGTCATAGTACTGCATTAAATTAATAAGGTGATTGTCATTTATCTTTTCAGTTTTCTTAAGAGTTTTAACACCCTTTAGTACTTCCTGTAATTTTATTTTTACTACTTCATCTTTGACCTTTTCTGATAGTCCTTGGACTTCTTTTCTGATCTTTGCTACTTCTTCGTTTACTAGGTTTCGTAGTCTAGTTGTTGAATCAACAGAAGTAATGAATTCTTTAAGTATATTTTTTTGCTCCGGTAAAAGAGTTTTATAGCTAGAATTAAATTTCTCTAGTAAAATCTTATAAGTAAGCAAACGTAAATCTTTGTCGTATTTAGCGTACTCTTCTATTAAGGTATCTTTTACTGAGTCTTTATCTACTTTAGAAGAAGTTAAGTGCTCTAGTACAGTTAATTTATTATTAACTAAAAAATTTGGATCTACTAAAGTATCATTATTCTGAGCTTCTAATAAGCAGTACAGTGCAGCTAGTGGAGTATAGTCCCTTACTTGAATTGCAAAGAAATCTTCTATGTTATAGTGTTTCTTAATTTCTGATATAAGTCTATACTTCTGATCTTTTAACGTTTGTTGGCTTAACTTCCTAGAAATTTCAGTTATAGTTGAAATAACAGTTTCCGCTCTTGCTTCACTTAAGCTATTGTTTTTAAGAATATACTCATAGAGTTTAAGCTCTTTTGCTAAAGCAGTGTGACCGCTAAAGTACTTCTTTAATATACTTACTGCAGCTGATTCATTCCTTGAGAGTGTATCGGCAGCAATCTGTTTAACTAGCAGTTCGTAGATTAAACCAGTATTTTTAAATTTCGAATGTTTTATCTTCATAATATACGGTTACTATATATAAATATGGGTTAGTCTTCTAAATCTTTAAGTTGTGACTCATCTAATAGTTTAGATTCACGTTCTTTTTTGTTCTCAAAGACCATTTCCTTCTTCTCATTAAAGGAATCCTTAATTTGATGGTATATAGTTTGTGCTTTTGTTGTGTTAGTATCTTCTGTACTTTCTGAGACATTTTCATTGTCTGAGTCAAATCCTCCATGCATGCCGTGGACACCTAATCTATCTCTTCCTCCTATAGGATCTGCATTGGTACCGTATACTGATGCTTTCTCTTTAGGTCTTCCGCCTTTGGCTGCTTTCTCATCATACCCTGGAGGTACATTACCTGAACCTTTCTCTGTAGCAGTAGCTCTTCTACCGTACATAGACGCTAAATCATGAGGAGTACCGTAAGATCTACCGGATGATGCAGGATCGTTTCCTTCAGCCTCTACTTGTGCTATTCTAAAGGTTCTCTTAGCATCTTCTCTAACTAAGTCTCTCATCTCATTATACTTATCTTCTGATAAATTAAAGATATGGTCGTATATATAGTCAGTTGAGAACATTTTAGAGTCTTTCATCTGACCTGCTAAGTCAATTTTTTCTTTTAGTAATGCTACTTTTTCTTGTTCGTATATTACTGATGGGTTAGTTAACTTAATTTCGAAGTTAGTTAAGCTTTCTCCTGTGAAGCCTTGAGTATATAAATGTACTAAAGCTATCTTTGTTAATTCCGATTCTACTATCTTCTGTATTCTTTCTACTGTTCTTGCGAATCTAATATCTTCTGCCGCTAAAGTAGCTTTACCACTAAGATCCCCTTCATAGCCGAAGTATGCTTTAGGTATCTTTAAAGCAGCAAATAACTTAGCCTGTAGGTATTGTATATCGTTAGTACCATCGTATTCCAGACCTTTAGTTGTCTCTATTCTTGTTGATGCATCTCCACCTCTAACAGGAACATAGAAATCTTCCATCATGTTCTGCATATTAAACTTCAAATTGTATTGCCCAGTTTTGGAGTCTACAAATGGAGTCTTCTTCATAGTGTTGATAGTCTTTTGCATGAACTGATCTACCTCTGCTGGAGGTATAGAACCTACATTTACAAAGAAAGTTCTCTTTTCAGGTGCTCTCATGATACGGTGTATAAGCATCGCATCTTCCATTAGAGTTAACTGTTTGAATATTTTTCTAGCTGGTTCAATAAATGACCTTCCGTACGGTAGATAAGCATGATCTGATATTAATCTAAAGTGTGCTACCTCGTAGTTGTCTAAAGCTATAATTTTACTATTTTGTGATGGTATGTAGTTAGGGTCTTGAGTTGATGCTAATCCGTCAGGGTTGATAGTAAACTGTACTTCTGATGGTTTCTCTGGATCTACTCCTTCATGTCGTGCCATATTGTATACCGTATAAGGTAGTACGTTGTACACTCCGAACTTTTCTGCGATTTCTAATTTTAAGAAGTAATCTCCATGCTTACACATTCCTCTAACCCATGACCATAGGTTAAACTCTATATTAAGTACATCGTAGAAGAGGTTATAAAGAACTCTTTGTAAGTTCTCATCTGAAGATTTAATTGCTAAAACTTCACCCATATCGTTTTTAAGTGTAGCTTCGTCTGCTAATATGTCTAATGCTGATGCTATGATAGGATCGGTGTCCATTGCTTCATAATCGGAATATAGCTGTACTCTTAATGTTTGGTAATTTAATACGGGATTAAATATATTCTTATTATTGTGAATATGTAATCTTGAAAATCTATCGATCAGAGAGTTGGTTTCAAAGTTACCTGTTGTCTGTATCTGATTTATATCAGCTACCTTAAGCTCTCTTCCTCCGATGTTTCTAATAATTACATCAGAAGAGAAAAGTCTCTGTAGTCTTGGAAATAGTGATTTATCTGCCATTCAATGAATATTTTAATTCAGTATATATTATAAATAGCACCTTTATAATAACCAAGATATATCTTCTTGTTCACCAGTGCCGTTATCCATAAGATACGGATTATTTTGTTGTTCTCCAACTGTTTTCATGATTCCTTTGTTCTGAGCGTTTAGGTTCTGAAAAGATGATAGCTGTGCTCTAGCTAGGTCTAATCCCTGTTGTCTCATTCTTAATGCAGTATCTCTTACATATAGTGCAGTTGCACAAGAGATAAGCAAATCATCATTGTAGTTTGTCTGAGCTTGTGGTTTACCGTTCTTCCATACAAAGACTCTCATTTCACCTATTAACCTTTTTGACTGTATAGTTACTCCTTTTTCACGTATATACTCAATCATCTTAGCAATAACAAGAGGTCTAGTTCTAACGGACATAGTAAAGCCGGGTACTAGTTTATCTCTTTCAAATTTACTCATATATGATTCTACTGTTTCCGTACTGGATGTAGAACTATAGTATAGGTTCTTATATTCACGTGCCATTATCTGTTCTATTGTAGCCCAGCCTATATTAGCATTTTCACATACTAATAGTGCATCGTTGTACTCTGATGCTATTCCTACCAGTACGTTACCGAATTCCTTTGGTGATATCTTACCTTTATACTCTCCTACTTGAACTGCATTTTCTATATCAAACACATGGAATGCTGAATAATCTGCTGAGTCACCTCTTGCGACATCCGCAACTACCATATAAGAT